CGGCCTTCTGGACCTCGATCGTCACCGGGCCGGTCGCCGCCGCTGCGAAGGCCGAAAGCATCCTGCCGCTGATCAACACCGCGCCTTCGCCCGAAGTGTTTGCCTCGACCAGCGTCGTGAAATAGCTGTCCAGATCGGTCGCGCGCAGGGTGACGATGCCTTTCGACACCCCGAGGTGCGCATAGCCGAGGACCGGGATGGTGTTGCGTCTTTCGATGACCGACGACGCGATCCGCGCGGCGCGCCGGAATTCGGCAAGCTCGATGGTGGCGCTGATACGGATTGCCGGCGCGGTGCCGCTGATGGGTTGGTGCATGGTCATTCGGGCAGTCCTTCCTGCTGCGCAATGGGTTCGCGCCGGTTCCAGTCGGCGATGCGCTGGGCGCTGAATTCGAGGGTGGAGAGCGGGCACCACGGGTGCGGCGGGTGCATGAGCAGGTGGGCGCCGTAGAATTCCGGCACGCGCCCGCAGAAGGGGCAGGGCGCCACCGCACCCGATGCGGACCGGGGGCGGCCCGCGATGATCTGCTGCGCGCTGGGCTGGGGTCGGATCACCGCTCCATCTCCTGAAGCGTCTGATACATGGCCAGATCGGCCCGCAGCTTCGCAGGTGATGCAAGCAGCGCCCCGCCGACGGCGATCGCCACGCTAACGGAAGCAATCCAGATGGCAACGATCACCAGGCGGGCGTTGCGGGCCTCGGCCTTGTCTTTGGCGGTATCAGGGAACGGCTGCACCGGCTGGCTGGCCTCGTGCTGCTGTTCCATCCGAGCGGCACGTTCCAGACGATCGGCGCGGATTGCTTCGTCGATCTCGAAGGCGTGGCAGTTGCGGAGAAACTGAGTCATTTCTTCCTCCGTGCAATGGCGGCGATGCCGCAGATGGCAATGAGGCAGGCGGCAAAGGGGCCAAGCCCGGGCGGCAGATCCACAGACGGCAGCGTCGGGGAGGTGGGCGTTACAGTAGCCGGGATGTCATTTACGCGGCCCGATCCGCCGGTGATGTAGGTGGGCATCAGACTATCGATGAACTCGGCCAGTTCGCGGGCGTTGCGCTCCTGGACCATTGCCAGATATGTGTCGGTCGGCTGACCGCGCGGGCCGATACCGTTCGCGCTGAACTCAGGAGCAGCTTCGCACGGCAAGTATATGATCCGGGGAGTATCATTTCCGGTGTCGGCGTGCGCACAGGTGGCAAGCGCGAGAAGGGTGGCAACACCGCCAACCCAGAAAGGAACGATCCACCAGCCGGAGGGACACTGCCTCATCGCGCCACCTCGACCGGCAGGACACCGCGCGCCGCATCGGCCCGGGCGCGTTCGGCCAGTGCGATCGGCTCGCGCAGGTGCGACATGATCAGCTTGCGGATGCGGAGGTCCTCGTTCTCGGCGGATGCGACCAGGTTGCGCATCGCCGCGAGTTGCAGTGTCTCAAGAGGGGTCAACATGGTGCGGTCCTCGCAAAAGGGTGCGACCGGGTTATCGGCGCATCGCGTTGCGGTGGCCGGTCACGGAACTGGAATTCTCAAGCGTTGGAGTTGTGCAGTCGCGGGGTAGGGTGGCCCGGCCTCGTGGGCTTGCTCCGTGAGTTGGGAGGCCGGGCCTGCGGGCCGAGCGTCTTGGTCCGCTATTCCTGTTCGCGATAGGTCTTCAGCGCATCTCCGTAGGTGGCTACTCGCGATCGGCCCAGGTGGGTTTCAGCGGCGGGGTATGCGATGCAAAATGTATCTCCTAACGCGATCTGTCAATACATTTTGCATCGCATTACGCAATGTGTCAGAATCACCCGGTCAGCACAGGGCTGGCAGGCAGCAAAAAGCCCGCGCAAGGCGGGCGGTGAGAGGTTGGCGGTGATTAGCGCGATTTTGACTTTGGCTCTGCTATTCTTTCAGGGAACTGAATTGCAGCTTGACGGGGGGAGCCTTGCCCTCGGAGTTGGCAAAGACAGCTGTCCACCCGTCGCGGTAGGAGGAGATCCTGTCACCATCGGCGTGAAGGAAGACGCCCCATTCTCTGACTTCGTTGTAGATGGTGCCATATTCGAGGGAACCGCGAATGAAGAGGTAGATGCCAGCTTCGGTGGCATCCGCAACCCTGTGAATGGCATTGCTTACGTCCATCCCCTCGACGGTGAAATCCAAATCTCGACCCGTGGCGGGGCCGGTCCATTTCGTGGTCATACCAGAAGCGAGAATGGCTTCATCTGTGGGCGTTTCTCCCCTTCTGCCCATGCCAAACTCATAGCGAAATCGAAACCATTCAGCTGGTGTGGCGCCGGTGTTTCGGACTTTGCAACTCATAACATAGCCGTCTTTTCTGCCGTTCTGGTGTGCGTCAATCGAGAGCCCGTGAAAACGAATGTCGGCCTCATGAATGGTGAGGTAGGCTCTACTTTGATCTCGACCAATCTCACGGGTGACATCAACCGCAGCGTTGGCGGCAACCGTGGCGGCTTTCGCTTCGCGGAGCATATTTCTGCTGACGCGAAGAGTTCCGGCTACCAGAAAGACGGTGATGAGGCTCGCGAGCCCACCGACCGAGGTTCCAATCAGGGCAAGACCTGCCCAGTCCTTTCCCCAGAGAACGTTCTCATTGGGTACTGGATAATAGTTCTCGTCCTGACGATCCTGATGCCACCCATAATCGTTGTGGTGACGGACGCCAGTCTCCTGATCGAACACGAGTTTTGGGGGCCATGCGTTCTTTTGTGGGGAGTTCTGTCCCTGGCCTTGGCTTACGCCGGACTGCTTCTCGGCGGCCTGTGGATGCACTACAGGGGGGCGAATATTGCTGCCGATGTCCTGTGCAAATATTTGAGTTGCGGATAGAAAAAGCAGCGTCAATGCAAGTAATCTCATTCTACTGTGCGCGGCCTTTCCACAATTTTTTATTGTACACGGCGTGACCGTTATCTTCCCGTCTCATCCATCTGCCAGCTTCGCCGCGATCCGATCTAGGATCTGGGCGGCGATGTGGTCTTCCTGATCCTCGCGTGATCCGGCGGCGATGCGCAGGTATCCGGCCATGTCCTCGGGCGTCTTGACCACATCGCGCCAGCGCTGGTCGGACACGATCATGAACAGCAGGCCGAACATGATCTCGTTGGCCGTCTCCGACTGATCGAGCCGGCGCTCCAGTTCATCGAGGCGTTCTTCGGGGGTCATGGCGCTATGTTTTTCACAGAATCTCTCGACGGATGCAGATGCTTCGATGAAATCTCATTTCGCTTTTCGATCTCGCATAGCCGACCTTTTCACCCATATGATCGGGGCAACCCAGTCCACAACCAGATTGCGCATCGGTGGCGCGTTGAAGCTTTCGAGGGTAGCCGTTCCATCAGGTTCGGCACGAACAATTTTCACATACTTCCGTCCGTCTGGGAGGCTAACGACACATTCCTGACCGTCGGCTTGGGATAGGTATACCTGCTGGTCATAGATTAGGACGTCTCCGGGCATGTAGCGGGGAAACATGTTGTCTCCGCGAACGCCAACGGCTACCGCTTCAGGCCCAATTCCTGGTGGAGGATCCATCTCATCCAAGCACCCCCCGTCATCAATCGGAAACACTTCCGCGCCGGCTCCAACATATCCAACAAACGGCAAAGGCTTTTTCGCATCATCCCCGATGCCAAGAAGTAGCCACTCAGGAGAGACGCGGAACGCCCGGCCATACTTCCTTGCGCCGTCTTTTGTGAAATTTCGGTTTCCATTCTCGTGCGCCCGATAGGTGGGAACAGTCCACCCAAAGCGTCTGGCGGCTTCGGTCGCATCGGAGAATCCCGCTCGCTCTCGTGCAAGCTTCAGTCGTTCGTGTGGTTCCATGCGATACATTTAGCAGCACATGCGATGCAGTAGGTATTGACATGCGTTGATCTACAATACATTTTGCATCGCATGGAAAAAGTATTCTGCATCTGGCCGAACGCGGCAGAGCTTGCTCGCGAGATCGGCGAAAACCCTGTAACGGTCCGATCGTGGCGTGCGCGCGGGTCGATCCCGGCGGATCGAGATGTGATCCTCGTCAGGGCCGCCGCGAAGCGTGGCGCAGTTCTGACAGTTGAGGAACTGGCCGAGGCTCGTCGTAAGCGCGCAAGCCAAGAAAGGGTCGTGTGATGTCCAGACACGCGACCCCGTCCCGCCTTTCCTCAAACTCACCAGTTGAACCGTCTGCATGCGCTCAACATGGGGAAGGAACCCACGGAATGTCTCCCAGAAAGTTTTCCGCACGCGCCCGGAAGCTGGAGGTTCTCAGCTACCGGCAGCATTTCAACAACGTCTGGCAGCGCATCATCTGCCAGAGCTTCGAAACGCCAGCAGAGGCGGCGGTGTTCTTCGGGGTCGATCCGTCGACTGCGGAGAACTGGTTCGAGGGCAAGAACGCGCCGCAGGGATGGGGAGTGGCCTGGCTGCTCCGCCAGCCTGAAACGCGCGATGCCGCCCTCGCCGCGCTGGCAGGGGTGTAATCATCATGCGCTTTTTTGCACCAGTGTTCTGGGCAGAACTTCAGATCGCACTTCATCTCGGCGCCGCCGGGGAATGGTGGGCCGCTCGTGCGGCCCGTCGTTACGGAAAGTTTTCCCGGAACAATTCCGGCCCCTTGAATCGTGGAAACGACGACACGGGGGGCGCAGCATGAGCATGCAGGATTATCATGCCTTCATCGCCTCGAAGGGCATCGCGGCGTCGAGCCACGGTTTTGCCCCGCAGGCGCTGCCGGAGCGACTGTTCACGCATCAGCGCACTGCGGTTGAATTCGCGCTGGGCAAGGGCCGCGCCGCGCTGTTCCTCGACACCGGCCTCGGCAAGTCCGGCTGCGAAGCCGTTTTCGCCGATGAGGCGCGGCGCGAGACGAACCGGCCGGCCCTGATCCTGACACCTCTTGCTGTGGCGCGGCAGATGCAGCGGGAATGCGAGGCCTTCGGCGTCGAAGCCCGCGTGATCCGTGAGGACGCGGACGTATTCCCCGGCGTGAACATCGCCAATTACGAACGCCTCGGCAAGCTGGACGTGACTCGGTTCGGTGCGGTGGTGTTGGATGAAAGCTCGATCCTGAAATCATTCATGGGATCAACCAAGTGCCAGCTCGTCGAGGCCTTCGCGCAGACGCCTTACCGCCTCGCGGCGACCGCGACCCCGGCACCGAACGACCATATGGAGCTTGGCACGCATTCCGAGTTTCTCGGCGCGATGGGCCCGATGGAGATGCTGTGCCGCTGGTTCATCAACGACACCTCGACCGCATCGCAGGAATGGCGCCTCAAAGGGCATGCCGTCGGGGACTTCTGGTCATGGGTCTCGTCCTGGGCCCGGGCCGCATCGCTGCCGTCCGATCTCGGTGGGGACGATGCCGGGTTCATCCTTCCTCCTCTGGTTCATCAAATCCACAAAGTCGGCGTCGATATCATGGACGGCGCGCAGGACGGGATGCTGTTCCGGATCCCGGACAATTCTGCGACCGCCATCCACGCCGAAAAGCAGCGCACGCTGGTGGAGAGGGTCGCATGCGCCGCGGAGATCGCCAACGCCGACACCGGCTATGTGATCGTCTGGTGTGAACGCGACGACGAGAGCGCTGCCCTGACGGCCGCGATCCCGGACGCGATCGAGCTGCACGGCAAGCTGAAGCCCCAGGAAAAAGAGGCCGTGCTCGAGGCGTTCACCCTGGGCGAGCGTCGGGTGATCGTCGCGAAGCCCAAGATGGCCGGTTTCGGCCTAAACTGGCAGCACGCCCGGACGCAGGTCTTCGCCAGCATCTCGCACAGCTACGAGCGGTATTATCAGGCCATCCGCCGCTCGTGGCGCTTCGGCCAGACGGAACAGGTCACGGCGCACATCGTCATCGCCGAGACAGAGCATGGCATCTGGCGCGACATCCAGCGCAAGGCCGCCGACCACGACAAGATGAAGCGCGCCATGTCCGAAGCCATGCGCGGCGCCCAGATCACCGCCCACAAGCGCGCCTACACGCGCTCTGCGGACGTAACCCTTCCCGCTTTCCTCGGAGGTATCGCATGACCCCGGAATATCAGGGCCAATCCTATGGCATCTACAACGCCGATTGCATCGAAGTCCTCGCGGGTCTGCCCGATGGCCTGATCGACTGCGCGATCTTCTCGCCGCCCTTTGCCGATCTGTTCGTCTATTCGGATAGCGAGCGCGACATGGGCAATTGCGGCAGCTACGACGAATTCTTCGAGCACTACCGCTTCTTCGCCGAGAACCTGTTCCGCGTGATGAAGCCGGGCCGGATTACCTGCGTCCACTGCACCGATCTTCCCGCGCGAAAGGGCAAGGACGGCTTCATCGGCCTGCATGATTTCTCGGGCGATCTGATCCGCGCCCATCGCGATGCGGGATTTGTCTATCACGCGCGCGCGGTGATCTGGAAAGATCCCGTCGTGGAGATGCAGCGCACCAAGGCGCTCGGCCTGCTCTACAAGCAGCTCAAGAAGGACAGCGCCATGAGCCGGGTCGGAATGCCCGACTATATGCTGTTCTTCCGCAAGGACGAGCCGAACCTCGATCCGATCACCCACGATCCGGAAGATCTGCCAGTGGACATGTGGCAGGAACTCGCATCGCCAGTCTGGATGACCGTCCGGCAGGGGAACGTCCTGAATGGGCGTCTCGCCAAGGGGCAGGAGGATGAACGCCACATCTGCCCGCTGCAGCTCGACGTGATCGAGCGGTGCCTGAAGCTCTATAGCAATCCGGGCGATCTGATCCTCGACCCGTTCAACGGCATCGGCTCGACCGGCTTCCAGGCAGTGAAGATGCAGCGCCGCTACATCGGGATCGAACTCAAGCCTGAATACGCCCGTCAGGCCGCGCGCTTCCTTGTCGGGGCCGAGGCGGAAAGGGACACGCTGTTCAGCGCAGCGTGAGGAGGCAGCATGACCAGCATCCTCACAGGATCGATCCGCCTGGAAGACGACTTCGCCGTCATCCGCATTCCCATGTCCGAGGTTCACGCCTTTCGCGTGGCGTTGAGCCCATGCCCCTGCAAAGCCGCGAAGTCCTTCGCGACCGCAGGCATCCGGGAGCGGATAGAGCAGGGCCTTGCGCAGTTGGAGGCGCACCTATGACCATCCCCATGAAGAACACCGCCGCCGATAATCAGGTCGCAGACGCCGCCTATAATGTCGCCGCCGACGAGCTGCGCCAGTTCATCGAAAGGTTCGAGCAGCTTGATGCCGAGAAGAAGGACATCACCGAACAGCAGAAAGAGGTGATGGCCGAGGCCAAGGGACGCGGCTACGACACCAAGGCGATCAGGAAGATCATCGCCATCCGCAAGCGCGACAAGGACGATGTGGCAGAAGAGGAGGCCGTGCTCGACCTCTACAAGGCCGCATTGGGGATGGTGTGATCATGGACATGGACAGGACCATCCTCCAGTCGTTCTGGCATCGGACGCGACGGACGAACGTTCCCCTTACCGCGCGGGAAGTATCATCGCGCTCCGGCCTATCCCTTCGCGTCGTTCGGCATCGCCTCGCCGTGTTGAAGGAGAACAGGATGCTCACCGGCGAACAATGCGGGGACAAGAACGTCACGGCGTTCTACATCACCAGCGCCGGAGAGGGCTTCCTACGGCAGTCGGCTGCGGAGGCATGCCAATGACTGAACGCATGACGGCCGCGCAGCTGCGCGCTGGGCAGGAGGCACAAGCCCGGGCCAAGAATCCCAAGTATGGCAACAAGAGGGTGAAGACCGAAGATGGGGACTTCGACAGCCAGCGCGAAGCCGGCCGATGGGAGAGCCTGAAACTGCTCCAGCGCGCTGGGCAGATCACCGATCTCAAGCGACAGGTGAAGATCCCCCTCATGGGCCGCGATGGGCCGCTCCTGACCGAGACCGGACGCCAGCGCTTCTACGTCGCCGACTTCACCTATTTCGACGTCGCGCTGGGCATCCCTGTCGTCGAGGACAGCAAGGGCGCCCGGACCAAGGAATACCTGCTGAAGAAGTCGGTCTGCGCCGCGCAGGGCATCACGGTGAAGGAGACATGATCCGATGAACCGGAAGCAACGCGAATACCTGCGCGACGTGTTTCGCGCCGCAGCGGGCCGCCACGGCCTGACCGAGGCCGATCTGTATATCCGAGACCAGAGCAAACCGCTCGTGGCCGCCCGCCATGAGGCGTGGGCAGAGGCCCGGCGCTCTGGTTTCACCCTCAAGGAAATCGCCAGCATCGCCGGATGGGACCATACCTCCGTCATGCATGGCGCGCGGAGGCCTGTGCAATGAGCGTCAAGATCATGTCGGCCGTATTCGACAGCGAGATCCTGAACCCGACGGAGCGCCTGATCCTTCTGGCACTCGCGGATCACGCTGATGACGAAGGCCGGTGTTACCCGTCGATCAACCGGCTGTGCCAGCGCACTGGGCTGAGCTGCCGGACGGTTCAGGTGAACATCAGGAGGATGCAGGCAGATGGTTATATCCGGATCATCCCGAACGGTGGGAAGGCCGGGGCGAACCTCTATTTCGTGCGCGCTACCCCCGCAGGAAATGCACCCCCACAGCAGATGCACCCCCCTGCGAGAAATGCACCCCCAACCCGCAGCAGATGCACCACCCCCCCGCATCTGGTGCAGGATACCCCCGCAGCAGATGCACCCGAACCGTCAGGAACCATCACTGAACCACCACCACCGCGCGCAGGCGCGCCGGAGGAGGCGGCGGGGAAAATCCGGGATTTGATCCGGGAAATCGGGAAGGCCGTCGGCATCAGCTCGAAATCGCTTCCGAAGTCATGGACCAACGAGGCAGCGATCCGCCTTGTCCTCGACTGGCTCGACCGGGGGCTGAGCCCGGAACAGGTCGTCGACAAGGCCGCCGAGAGCCGCTTGGTTCACGAGAAGGCCCCGACTTCGATCCGGGCGCTGGACGTGTTCATGGTTTCGTCGATCCCGGTGCAGCCCGGGGCGGCGGGTCGTGACGCGGCCCGAGAGGCCAATCTCGACCAGATCGCAGAACGCATCCGTGAGGGTCGGTTCGTGCCTCAATCCGCGCTGACACCATCGGTGGTGCGGGATCTCATCGCCTCCGGGCGCTTGCCGAAGGACTGGAAACCATGAGCTTCAACATCCGCCGCGCCCTGACGGTCAGCCGCCACTACCGCGGCCCGTTTAACACCACGCTGCCGCAGCCGCCTTTTGATCTGCCGCCGGCCAAGCCGGAGCCGACCCACGCCGCGCGGCTGTCAGTCAGCGCCCTGAACAAGCGCGAGGCACGGGAACTGGAACGCGCTGCGCTGCGGACGCTGCCGGTGTTCCCAACAATCGCCGACGGCGTTCTGGCGGAGGATTGGGCATGAGCAATCACAGCACGGAGGAGCTCAAGCGCCAGTATGATGCCGCGATGTCTCGATCCGCAGATGCCACGGCGAAAATGTATGCGGCTAAGGCGCGGTGGGAGGAAGCGGCCTGCGCCGACAAAATCGCCGAGTTTGAAGCTGCGGGCGGCGTCGTCGGCATGACGCGGGTTCGGATAATGGACCAATATTGGGGCGGATCCGGCAATCCGTGCATGATGAAAGGTCCGTTCGTCGTGACCGGCGCAAAACAAGCGCGCTACGGCCACGACCAAATAGCGTTCACATTGGCAAAGCTGAAAAAGGATGGATCCGTGTCGTCTGCGGCCTGTGGCGAATACCCGTCGAGGGTTGCCATTATTCCCGAGGATCAGCCGGAGGCGAAGTCATGAGGACGCTGGTTTTCATGAACGCCGAGGCCACGCCGAAGAGCCAGACCATCCGCTGCGAGACGGAGAGCGTTGTGCCGATCATGGCTTGGTATGGGGCCTATTTCGCAGGGGACTGATACACGGTCGCCCTTGATGGCCGGAACGTGCTGATCGACCATAACGGCGAGCCTGTGGGGGAATTGCCATGACCCGGAACCCATACGACACCGCGCACCGCCAGCGAGACCTAGACGCGCTGGCTCGCGAGACGCCGCGGCAGATCGGGAGGATGTGACCATGAGCGATCCACAGCCCGATCTCTTTGAGCAAGACGTTGCCCGGCCCCGCATGGTTCGCCGCGACGCAATAACTGATGCAGGCCTCGCCCATTTTCAGGAGGCCTATCCCGGAGAGGAGATCACCAAGGGAGATTTGTTCCACTACATCTATGGCATCCTACATTCGGAGGATTATCGCACCCGTTTTGCCAATAGTCTCAGGAAGCAATTGCCGCGCATCCCCCGCGTCGGGGCCGCTGCTGATTTCTGGGCCTTTTCCAAGGCCGGCCGCACCCTGGGGTGGATCCATGTGCATTATGAGCAGGTGGAACCTTACCCTGTCACCTTCACCATCAGCGACACCTCAATTTCCCCGGTCTCCAACCCGGAGCAGTTTTACCGGGTCGAGAAGATGAGATTCTCCGGGAAGCGCCCGAATCTCGACAGATCCACCGTCATCTACAACGCCAATATCACGATCAGCGGCATCCCGCTTGAGGCATACGACTATGTGTTGAACGGCAAGCCTGCGCTCGTGTGGGTGATGGAGGGGCAGTGCGTCAAAACGGACAAGGCCAGCGGCATTGTCAACGATGCCAATCGTTATGCCATCGAAACGGTCGGCGACCCCGCCTATCCGCTGCGGCTGTTCCAGCGCGTCATCACCGTCAGCCTTAAAACAGTGGAGATCGTAAACTCCCTGCCGCCGCTGAGGGATCTGTCGTGAATATTTTCCAAAATTGCGGACCGGCCAGCGGGAGACCGGTGTGGAATCTGGTGATTTGCACATCGGGCGGGGGCCAGAAAGTGGGCTTCTCCGCCCTGATGACCAATGCCCTTCCGAGCCTCCATATGGTGGATATCGACGGCAGCCAATGCTTTCCGATGTTCCTCTACGAAACGGAGAATATGAAATGAGGACTGATAGGGAAAAGGCGGCGGATCAGGAGCGCATCTCCCGTGAGTATCAGACATCAGTCGATAGACGAAGGCAGGGCCGTGACGGGGTTGTCGTCACCCCCGTCGAAGTTGTGGACTTTCAGATACGCTCAGCTATCGAGGCGATTTCGTTAAAGGGTCGCGCACCAGACCAGGGCGTTGAGTGGCTGGATCCCTTCGGTGGGACGGGGATTTTTACGGCGCGGTTGATCCAGATCGTCGATCTTCCGCCGAACCGCAAGCGCCTCTTGGCCGAAAATTGTGTCGTGATTGAGCTGGACCACGATGCCGCACAGGTGTGCGCGAATAATCTGTCCGCCGTGGTCCTGGAAGAAACCGGCCAATCTGGTCTTATCCGAGTTATCTGCACAGACACTTTCGCCCTAGACCCCGAGGCTGACCTTTGGTACCCATCACTGCCAGTCGTGCTGCCAAGTTGGATGAATCGGGGTGCCGCATGATCCGGGTCTACACCAAGACGAATTGCCCGCAATGCGACGCCACCAAGCGCTGGCTCACCGAGCACGACGTCCCGTTCGAGGCCCGCGACCTGATGGAGCACCCGGACGATCTGCAACGGCTGATCTCCGCGGGATTTGGATCCGCGCCGATCGTTGAGGCGGACGGGCATGAAGCGTTCGCGGGGTTTCAGCCGGACCAGCTGCGCAAGCTGGTCGACCAAGCATAACCACAGGGGGCAGGAACATGGGGCAGATCACGCCAGAAGACGAACGTCTCATCCACCAGGCAATATCCGAGGGGCGTGTCGTACGGGCTGAGCGCAAGCCGAAGCCGAAGGGCATGCCGAAGGTCTACCCTGACCGCATCAGCACGCCCAAGGCCATAACGGTGCCTGTTCGGCCGACGCCGCCGAAATCCATGAGCATTCAGCGCGCGCTCGAATGGGCATTTGCCGACGAAAAAGCGCAGCTGGAATTCGGGGACGAGACAGGGGCGCATGAATACGATCGGGAAGGGGTCGACCCGCTCTGGCGCGCGATGCAGATCCGAAAGCTCGGGTGCACGGTGGACGGCGGCGGGTCGAACCCGCCCGCAGCGGATGCGCAGATCATTGCAGCAGAGGTGGCGCGGCTTCCGGAGGGCGTGGGTGGGCGCCAGATGTCCTTGCAAATCGTAGAGTGCGCCCGCGCCCGCAGCGAGCCGGAATGGGGTAGGAGCGCGCGCTTTGCCTGTGTTCCGCAGGGATACGATTTTGACGAAAACACCGGCGAGCGGATCGCATACGTGGTGAAGGTCGGGGAATGGTCCTACTGGGATAGGAACCGGCATCGAAAGACAGTTGATCTCGAAGCTTGTCCTGTTACCTACACCGGAACAGCAGTGCACATCGCGAGCCAGCGCAGGAACTACCACTTGTGGTGGGGAGCGCTGCTGCACCTGCAATCGGCCCTATCGTGCCGGTATCTCGATTTCGAGTTGACAAAATCCATGCCTGTCATGTCGCCGTGGCGAATCGGCGGTTGACACTTCGCAGGTTTTTGTTGACGCTGAACACAGCCAGAAAAGCGCCCGGAGGAAACTGCGGGCGTTTTCGATTCCGGGCTTTTGACGTTCCCCTACCTCGGCTCTGGACGGTCGAGGATTGGTCCAGCTTCTAGGGGTTCGTCATGAGTGCGGAAGGTTAAGCACAGTGGCGCGATGGTGCACACAGCGTCACGACCTTGCGGGGTCGTTATCCGCGACCCGTGCTCAACAGCCCCCCAGACAGATATGGAGATCGACATGACCTCGGAAACCGAGATCGAACGCGACATCGTTGCTGCGGGTAAGACCGCGCCCCGTCTCACGCCCGCTGACATCGACGCAGCCATCGTGTCGGAGCAATACCATGTATTCCACGGCACGACGCTGACGGTCTGCGCGCTTACCCTGCGCAACGGATACATCGTGACCGGCGAAAGCGCGGCGGCGTCCGCCGAGAACTTCGATCAGGCCATCGGCCGCAAGATCGCGCGCGACAACGCCCGCAACAAGATCTGGGGCCTTGAGGGATACCTGCTGCGCCAGAAGCTTTGGCTTCGTGAGGGGCCGCTGACCAGCAACGGCTGATCCGCGCCACGGCTCAGATCACGGGCCGTTCCCCCGGGAGCGGCCTTTCTTATGGGCGGGCTCAGGCCGCGTGGGGCAAGCGAGTGGCGCGATTACTCGTCCGCAATCGGATGCTTCTTGAAGGCGCTAGCTTCCGGGGTTCGTATGGTGAACCAATCATACGCAAGGGCATCTCTCTGCCACTGGATCAGCGTTTCGTCATCCGTTTCATAGTCCCAACCGGGGGCTCCATGGTCCTTGCGGATCACAAGAGAACTCAGCAGAGGTAAGCCGTTCGCCTCACAGAAGCGATAGATATGGCGTACCGGTCGGATAGCGTTCATTCCCGCCATTGGCCCGGTGTAGCCCATGAGGTTCCCGAGTTTTGTATAGGTGATCAAGCCGGGCCCGTAGTCGCCGGAGCTATCAGTGGCTTTCAGCACGGCCCATGAGGTCAGTATCTGCCATGCTTGAGGAGCCCTGCGGTACGTCTCGCTGACCTCGGCGTATGTCTCGTATTCCATCATCGTAAGATTCCCTCGTGGCACATGGTGTCGAGATTGCATGTCAGGCCTTCGCGTCGCATTCATAGAATACCTGTCTCCCGAGCCCCTCGGTAATTGAGCCGCTTACCGTCGCCTGAACAGAGTTCAGGTAGAGCGTTTCCCCGTAGCGTGCACTGATTGCTTTGCCTGCGAAGGAGAGGCTGGCTTGATGGAAGTTAAGAGGGTTCTGTGTGACAACGTAACCGCCGCAGATGGTAGCGGATGTGGCGTTGTTCCCGTCCACGGGTAGGAAGAATGTGCCATTCCCGAGATGCGGACCATCACTGACTGCGCCGCCATTGATGAATTTTCTCCCGGATGAAGCCACCGTCGCAACAGTGGGAACAATGGAGGCCGCTCGACCATCAATTGCCTTAAGCCTATCTAGTATATCGGAGTACTGATCCTCAGGGATGCTTGCCCTGATACTTCCGATCTTCTCGCTGAGTTGGGCGACATCATCCTTGATGCCAGTTGCTTGATCCGAAATATCCTTCAATTTTGTGGACGTGCTATCTTCAGGACCATACTTGTCCCAGAGGTAATCTGAGGCATATCCACTGGCAGCCGTGATCAGAGCGCCAGCGACCAGCATGCCGAAGAACGCAGTATTCGATCGCTTCTTGTCCTCCTGTAAGAACAATCTGGTCTGTGTCAGGACGCGAGAGATCGTCTGGAGAGTCCGTGAGCTTCGATTTGTTGGTGTATCTGACATTTTAAGATTCGAATCATTTTCCCTTAATCACCGGACTGTGAACACAACTGCGGGCGCCAGTCCATCGCCTGTTAGGGAGATTCATTTCCGATGGCTCAGGCCATGTTAGGGAAGGATGGCCGTAGCCGTGGCATCTTTCCCCGGCGCGTCCGCCTCACCCGCAAGTGCGGCGTCTCTGGGGTATGGAGGGCATATGACGAGCGGAAGGGCTGCGGTGACCAATGGCACTCGGCTGTCAGCGGATGGCACGGCGAAAAGGTGAAGCGGTCTCTACCGCCGAAGGGGTGACAGATGGCGCGCCTGACGACGATCAAACCCATGATCTCGCGCATCGCACCGCGCATGACCGCTGCCGCTGCCACATACAGCCCCGACACGAGGGGCGATTGGTCCAAGCTCTACGATATGCGGGCATGGCGCGGTGAACCTCATGGGTTGCGGTGGCAAACGCTGCTGCGGGATCACTTCACATGCCAGATGTGCGGCAAAGTGGAAGCGAGCACCAAGCGCCTAATCGGCGACCACTTGGTGCCGCACAAAGGAGACCTGCGACTATTCCTGGATCCTGATAACGTCTGGTGCCTCTGCGCATCCTGCCATGACGTGGAGTGCCAGACGATTGAGGCGATGCTGTTCGACGGCGACGAAATCCGTTCAGCTAAGATATCGCGCCGCGTAGTAGGATTCGATGGAGTTGCGCGGACGCCGAAATGTCGTTGGGTGGACCAGCGTTGGAAGGCATAGGGGGGGTGGTCAAGGACCGGCAGGCCTTCGGTCTGGCGACCCGCCGCTCCCTCATCTGTAGATTTTTTCCCTGATGGGGAGTTGGAGGGTGCGCACTTGGTGCGCGCGAACTGCAATGGCCGAAAAGAAAAAGACCATAGACTGGCCCTCAATTCGCACGGACTGGGAAAAATCCGATTGGAGTATCAGGAGGATAGCCGAATGGTATCAGGTTTCGGACGGTGCGATCCGTAAGAAGGCAAAGACCGAAGGCTGGCCTGATCGCCCCCAAGCTGCGCACCAACCGGTACGCACCAGTACGGAACATCGGAGAGAACCGGTAATGATGGCGGGGATTGATGCCACTGATCCTAGCCAGATCGTCGGTAAAGGCCAAAATCTGATCTTCCGTCTGCTTGACGAATTGGATGCAACGACGACGCATTTCGGTGCGCTGGCGGAACTGATCGAGACACACGAGGACGATCCTCGGCGCAAGGCCGCGATGCTCAAGGCAATCGAGCTTCCGGGTCGAGCCAATGTGATCAAGGCATTGGCGACGGCCTTCAAAACGTGGAGCGAGGCGAAGGCCCCAGACGGAAAGAAGGCACAGCGGCAAGCCGCAGCCCAGGAGGCCGCAACCGGGGGCAGCAAGTTCGCTCCACCTGTTGCACCCAAACTGGCGGTCGATAACACGAGGCGATGATGGAATTCACCACGGCCTGTCCGGACTGGGAGCGGAGGATTGTTCAAGGCAGAAGCCTGATCCCTTTTCCCCCGCTTTTCCCTGATGAGGCTGCTGCGGCACTGGATGTGTTTAAATCGCTGCGGATCGTCGATGCGGCTGGCAGCCCGACATTCGGGGAGGCCTGCGAGCAATGGGTGTTCGATTTCGTCGGTGCGATTTTCGGCGCCTATGATCCAGAGACGGGCAAGAGGCTGATCCGAGAGTTCTTTCTCGCGATCAGTAAGAAGAACTCGAAGTCGACGCTAGCGGCCGGGATCATGCTAACAGCGCTGATCCGCAACTGGCGCATGTCGGCGGAGTTGTTGATCTTGGCGCCGACGATCGAGGTCGCGGGGAATAGCTTCAAGCCGGCCGCAGATATGGTCCGAGTTGATGGGGAGCTTTCTGACCTCCTGCATGTGCAGGACCACCTCCGGACAATCACGCATCGGACGACCGGCGCACAGCTGAAGGTGGTGGCGGCCGATAATGACACGGTTTCCGGGAAGAAGGCGGCCTTTGTCCTGATTGACGAGCTTTGGGTGTTCGGATCGAAGCCTAAGGCAGATGCGATGCTCAAAGAGGCAACCGGCGGCCTCGTGTCCCGCCCGAAGGGGTTTGTGGTGTCAATCACCACGCAATCCGACGCCCCGCCATCTGGGGTGTTCAAGGATAAGCTCGACTACGCACGAGACGTGAGGGACGGGAAGAAGGAAGACCGGAAGTTCCTGCCGGTTATCTATGAGTTTCCTAAGGATATGATCGACGGAGAGGGATACCTTGACCCGGCGAACTTTTACATAACGAACCCGAACATCGGCCGGTCAGTTAGTCCGGAATGGCTGGAAGACGAGCTTCGCAAGGAGATGGGAAAAGGGCCAGAAAGCCGCAACGTCTTCTTCGCGAAGCATCTGAATGTCGAAATCGGCATGAACCTTCGGGCCAATCGATGGCCGGGAGCGGACTTCTGGTCCGCAAGGGCCGACAAGGGCCTGACGTATGAAGCGGTCCTTTCACGGTCTGAGGTCGTGGTGGTCGGAATCGACGGCGGCGGCTTGGATGACCTGTTCGGGATGGCGGTTGTGGGCCGTGAAAAGGGGGCACGGGATTGGCTCTGCTGGCATCATGCGTGGTGCCACAAAGGAGTGCTGGACCGACGGAAGTCCATCGCATCGAAGCTGATTGACTTCCAGCGGGACGGCGACCTGACGATTGTCGGTGATGAACTGGCGGACATTTCGGCCATTGTCGAGATCATCGGAGAGGTGAAGCAACGCGGTTTGCTGGCCTCTGTGTCGGTGGATCCTGCGGGCCTCGGGGAACTGATCGAGGCATTGGCCGAGATTGACGTAACGCAGGACGATGGGACGCTGATCGGCGCGCCGCAGGGCTATGCCATGATGAACGCGATTAAGACCGCTGAGCGAAAGCTGGCGAACGGCACGCTTCGGCATGATGGTTCCGCGCTCATGTCCTGGTGCGTTGGGAACATCAAGATTGAGCCGACGGCAACAGCGATCCGGGCGACCAAAGCAAATGCCGGTGATGCGAAGATTGACCCGGCGATGGCGCTCTTTGACGCAGTGACTGTCATGAGCCGGAACCCCGAGGCTCCCAGAGAGCCTGAATATCAGATGCTGATCTTCTGAAAGGTCGGAACCAATGAACAATCGAGCCTACTCGCTCCTGACCGTGAAAGCGGTCAGCGAGGATAAGCGTGTCATTCGCGGTATTGCGACGACCCCTGCCGTCGATCGTGTCGGGGATGTGATCGAGCCCCTGGGGGTGGAGTTCAAGAACCCGCTTCCGCTCTTGTGGCAACACCGACACGACAAGCCTGTCGGAACGGTGAAATTCAGCAACCCAACCGCCGATGGCATCGAGTTCGAGGCTGAGCTTCCGGTTATCGCGGGCGAGGGCACCCTGAAAGATCGGGTCGATGAGGCTTGGCATTCGGTGCAGGCCGGTCCGGTCCGCGGGGCGAGCATCGGATTCCGCCCGATAGAATACAGTTTCCTCGATGGTGGCGGCATCCGCTTCACCAAGTCCGAGGTGTTCGAACTGTCTCTGGTCACAGTCCCGGCGAACGCCGAAGCAACGATCATGACAGTGAAGTCCCTCGATGCGCAGCACATGGCCTCGTCTGGCAAGGGTGTGCCCTCGTCGATCCACGCGCCCTCCGCTGAGGGGCACAAAACCCTGAAATCAATATCATTGACGCCCAAGGGGGGCAAAGACATGGCAACGATTGCCGAACAGATTGCGGCGCTTCAGGCCGCCCGCGCGACCAAATCGGCGCGCATGGAAGCTGTGATGCAAAAGTCGATGGACGAAAACCGTTCGACCGACGCGGCGGAACAGGAAGAATTCGACACGCTGGCCGACGATGTCAACGGCGGCGCAAAAGTCGGCCACGGCGGCGGAGCAAAACCAGGCCAGTTGGTGAGGATGTGCGCCATGGCGCGCGCGTTTTCCACGTAGCCGGCGCGTGGCATGGCGCACTGGCCCGTCCGGGCCAGTCGTCGTCAGATGTCTGTATG